TTAATTATTTTCTTGTTCGAAAATTTCAATCATCTTAAGTACTTTTTGTCTATCACTCTTTGAAAGCTTTTGCGCTTTTGAAAATAAGATTTTCATATCGTCTTCTAAAAAACTTAATTTATCTTCAATAGGAGTTTCATTGAAAAAATCACTTACATTAACTTTAAGAACACTTGCAATTTTTTCAAGAACTGCAGGTGATGGATTTTCTTTTCTGTTATTTTCTAAATTACTTAAATAACTTTTGCTTATTTCGGCTTGTTCTGCCAAATCGCATAGTTTTATACCTTTAAGTTTTCTTAATTCAGCTATTCTTGTACCAATCATTATAACACTTCCTTTTGTTTCCTCTTAGTGAACATTATATTTTATTTATTGTTTTCTGTCAACGAATTTGAAAATAAATTCATATGTATAAATTAAGTAGAATTATTTTGATGAAAATTCTGCTTACAGAAAACAAAAAAATATATTGTTTTCTGTCGGAAAACAATATATAATAATAAAAAAGGAGGAAGACAATGAATAAAATAAAAAAAATACGTAAAGAAAAAAAACTAACAGTAAGAGAATTGGCTGAAAAGTCAGAAATAGCGCCAAGTTATATTTCTCAATTAGAAAATGATATTGGTAATAATATTAACCCTACAAAACGTTATATGGAAAAAATAGCAATGGCGCTTCAGAAAACTGTTCCAGAAGTTTTTTATTGATAAGGAGAGATAAGTGTGGGAAAAAAAGTATCAATAACTGATTATGAAAAAATTCTAGAGGAAAATAAAAGGTTAAAAAAATTTATAAATCATCTAAAAGAAGTTATAAATAATTGTGATATTAAGGATGAGTTTTATGGAAAAAACATTGATAAGTAGAAATACATTAGCAGAAAGATGGGACTTTGATAGTCCTCAGAGTTTAATAAATTATGAAAATGAAGGAGTATTAACAAGAAATCCTAATTTTAAAAAACCTAAATACTATATGGAAGAAGTTTTAAAAATTGAAACCCTACAAGAGGTGAATCCATTGTCACCTCTTGAAAGAGTAAGATTGGAAAAAACAATTAGAGATTTAGAAAAGGAAAAAGAGTATTGGAAAAGTAAAGTTGAAGTAATAAAAACAGCTTTAAGTTAAATATTTCTTGAAAGAAGATGCTCTTGAAGGGGAGAAAAAACAATTAATACATTTAACAAATTAAGACATAAAAAAAGAATGTGCTAAGCCAGCAAGCGAAAAGCACATTCTAAATTGATATGAAATAACTTACTTTAATTATAATCTCATATCAATTTAGTGTCAATTTTTTTAAGGCAGTCTAGGACTGCTATATGACCTTGTAATGGGTATTAATAAATCGACTATAAAATATTAAACACTAAAGAGGTATATATGAAAAAGCATAGAGATTATGATTATGAGAATGTATATAGCAAATTATTAAGAGAAGAAACTAAAGAAGAAGTAATAGAAGATTTAAGACTTAATAATAATTATGTTTATTACAGAAGAAGAATAACAAGTGGAAATATGGTTGAGTTAGAAATATATCCAGTATGGAAATGTAAACATGACATTCCAAGAAGAAAAGATAGATTTGAAAGTAAAGAATCACAAAAGAACTTGAATAATAAAAATTCTAAGAAAAAGGTAGTCAGGCTTGTTAATGCTAACTTTGGAAAAGATGATTTATATATAACAGTAACATATCAAGATGGATATTTACCTGATGAAAAAACAGCAAGAAAAGATATGCAGAATTATATAAAAAGATTGAAATACTATAGAAAAAAGAATGGACTAGAAGAGCTTAAATATATTTATGCGATTGGATATGAAGATGAACCTGGTAAAAGTAAAAAAGTAAGAATACATCATCATCTTATAATTAATAAAATGGATAGAGATATAGTAGAAGATCTATGGGGTAAGGGTAGGGCAGATTGTAAAAGACTTAAACCAGATGATTTTGAATTAACTGGTGTAGCGAAATATATTGCAAGTCAAGGTCCTGAAAGATGGAGTGCTTCCAGGAACTTGAAAAAGCCAAAGATTAGTACAAGCAGAACGGGATTTACTAGGAGAAAAGCATTGAAATTAATAAGTGAACCAGGATCATTTAAAGAAATTTTTGAAAAACAATATCCTGATTTGATTTATAAAGACTATGAAGCATATTACAGTGAAGAATCTCCAGGAGTATATCTTTATATAAGAATGAGAAAACGGGAGTGATAAAAATGACAGAAGCAAAAGAACAAATGGAGTTGTTTCAATGGGCGAGTATAGCGATAACAAAATATCCTGATTTAGAGTTAATGCATCATGTGCCTAATGGAGGAAAAAGAGATGCAAGAACAGCAACAAGTCTTAAAAGGCAAGGTGTAAAAGCAGGTGTACCAGATATAGTTTTACCAGTTGGTAGAGGTGGATATTTTGGCTTATACATAGAACTTAAAACAGGCAAAAATAAAACAACAGTTAAGCAGCAAGGATGGATAAAAAGATTAAAAGATAATAATTACTGTGTAGAGGTCTGCTATGGATGGATAGAAGCAAGAGATGTTGTAGAAAAATATTTAAGTAGATCTATTACAGATTATGATAAACCACAGGATAGAATATTTAAATAAATTCAGTAATAAAAGGGAGAGTTATATGAAGTACAAAGAAATGAGACCTCATGAACTTGCAGAAATTACAGTTAGGGATATTCAAAGAAGAAGAAAAAATAAAGAAGAGGGAATAAAACAAGCTAATATGCATGTTTTATTTAACAGAGAAAGAATACAAAGAAGAATATCAAGATAAGGAGATAACTATGGGTAATATATACAACCAAGCAGATGAAAGAATGGAAATGTTCAAGTTAAATATATACAGTCCAATTTTTGAAAAAATGTTAAAGCAATTAGATGCAGAGCTTCAACACGTGCTAAAAAATGTTTATGAAGAGAAGTTTGAAGGTGGAGATATAAAGCTTTCTATAAGTGTAGAAATAAATAAAGCAGAAAATGAAGTTCCAAAGGTAGATCCTGAAACAGGAGAATTAGTAAATGAAATTATTCGATATAAAAGACCTAAATTTGAATATAAAACTAATTCTACATTAAAGAAGAGGCATGAAGTTAAAGGTGAATATGAGGAACGTAAACAGATTGTTTATAAAGATGATGAATTTATAATATCTGGATTAGATAATCCTCAATTAAAGCTTAATTTAGAGGAGGCAAAGTAATGAATAAAGTGATTTTTACAGGTAATTTAGTTAGAGATGTAAATATAACATATGCACAAGGAAGTGGAATGGCCGTATTAAGAAATACAGTAGCGTTAAGAAGAAAATTAAAAAATAAGAATACAGGAAATTATGAAAGTGATTTTATACCAATAGTTGCATTTGGAATTAAAGCTGAATTTATAGCAAATCACTTTGATAAAGGTCAAGGAATACAAATTGAAGGACATATGCAGAGTGGAAGCTATAAGAAAGATGGTAAAACAAATTATACATTAGAAGCTGTTGTAGATGATATTGAATTTTTAGGTTCATCAAAAACTAATAATGTTAACCAGGATGCAGATGGAACAAATAATTATGGGGATGTTAATCAGGATTATGGAGACATGGAAGTTGTAGATTATGGTGATGCTCCATTTTAGAGGTGAAATATGAATCCACAACAGATTATGGATGAAATAAAAGAAGCACAGAATCAGCTTACAAGGTTAAACCAAAAGCTTTTTAGATATGGAGAAGAAAAGGAATATACAGAGCAGAGGTACAGAATAGAATTAAGTAAAAAACTGCTAGAACTACGCATGAATAAATGTACTGCATCAATTGTAAATGATGTTGCTAGAGGAGATGAAACAATAAGTGGATTAAAACTTAAGCGTGGACTAGCAGAAAATAAATATACTGTATGTAAAGAGGCATTAAATAACAAAAGACTAGAGCTAGAATGCCTAAGAAGCTTATTAACATGGCAGAGAGTTGAATTAAAAAATACGTAGAGAGGGTTTTATGGGGATTATTTTAGATATAGTAGATAAAGTTGCACCAGAAGCGCAGGAGCTTATGGAAAAACAAGGACTGGACTTAAAAGAAGCATTAAAAATTAGCTTTGATAAGAATGGTTATATGAAAAAAGGGAGAGATGAAAGTGAATGAGTTAATAACAATAAATAATACAGTAAAAGGTTAAAAAGTACCGTTCGGAGGGATAAAAATGAGTAAAACAATAAGAAAGATATTTGAAATAATAAAATATTTTGATTTTGAAGAGGTTAAGAACTTATTAAATTATGGATTGACATTTAAAGAAATACTTAGATGTTATGAAGATGCTGTAAACGGAGTCGTATAATATTATGGATATATGTAAGACAATTACATTAAAAGAATTTGATAAAAGATTTATAAGAGTAAGACAAGGATATGAAGATAAACTAACAGGAAGAATTTTTTATTGTCCTTATGATTTAGGTTTTAATATAGATCAAGATGATTGTCTTAAGGCAAGAGAATGTAAAGAATGTTGGAATGAAGTAAGAGATTACTTGAGATTTAGAGATGAACAATAGTCAGAAATCTAGTTGGAGGTAAGAATATGCTTTCTAAGGTAATAGATAGTTTTAGAATTGAGGAAAAATCAGCAGAATATAAAGAGTATTATTCTAAGATACATGAGATAAATACTCCATATGAATTAAAAATTGGAGACAGACTTTGCGAGATTAAATATGAAAATAGAGGATTGGTATATTATCATATTAGAATTTTAGACATAAAAGAAGATGGATTGATTATTAAAGAAGGTAGATCTAAGATATATTTTCTTAAATGGAAAGATGAAGACGGTAATAGATTAGTATTCTATCCGTTCTATACTTTTAAAAATGGAATTAATGATAAGAATTTCTTTAAGAAAGTAACTAAAAGTATAAGTGATTTTTATCAAACAGAATATAAAGATTATAGATTGAATTTTAAAAATATAAAAAGAGCAGAATTTGAAGAAGATGTTAAGCAGACTTGCTTTTTAAACATAGTTTAATGCTTAATTGTCAGAAAGGTAGAAGCAATATGGATGGTGTACAAGTAATGGGGTTTCAAAAGGAATATCCAAGCGTTAATTTGAAAATGCAGAAAGAAACTCCCAAGTTTTATGATTATGCAATTTTAAATTTACATGCTTTTGAAACAGAGCATGGATTTAAAGTTAAGAAAATAGGGAAAACAACAAGAAAAGGTACTAAAGTTACTTATGAAGCATTTAAAAGTCAAGAAGATTCAGAAGAATACAGAAAGTTTCTAATCAATAAAGTTAAAGAATTTAATGAAAAGTGGAAATCAGATGTAAAGGTGGAGTAGTAATGTTTAATTTAGAAAAAGATGATTTAATAACAGACGAACAGCAGGCATATTGCATAATTGCGGAGGTTGTAGAATTATATCAATCGCAATATGTCAGAAAGGGTGAATAAATATGGGTTCAATAAGTAAGTTATCGGATAAATGTAAAAAATGCCATTACAAAGATACTTGTGATAATAAACGAATGGTGGCATGCGCAGTTGTAGAACAGGAAAACAATAAACTTATGGATAATGTAGCAGCTCCATTAACAAATCCATTAGGAAATCCAATTTCAAATAAAGTTACTCCTATAACAATTCATATGGGTGAATATGGTAATATACACACAACAATGGAGAGCATAAAAGAACAAGTTGAGAAACAATTAAGAATTGATGTATGTAGTTTTAATAATTAGTCAGAAAGGATGAAGTGAATGATTACAGTTAATAACAAAAATTCAAAGATAGCTTTTAAGCAATATATTGTAGATATGCTTGTAATGTCAGGGTTATTTATGTGGTTGAAAATTATTTGGGATGCTTTAGAAATTACATTTGATAGTGGAGTTAAAGAAAGTATATCAGATTCAGTTATAGCAGCAATATTGATTTTTATAGTTTGGATTCAAATAAGAAAATGGTTTGTTATTAAAGAAAGTGAGGTAGAGCAGCAATGAGTAAAGAGAGATATGAAGTAAGAGATTGTGTATGTGATTATGCAATATATGCAGAGGATAAATTTATATCAAAAGAATTGATATTTGATACAAGAAAAAATGCACAAGCAGTATGCGACATAATGAACTTAGATTGGAATAAAGAGGTTGTTAAAGCAGAGAACAATGATATTTCAGAAGAAGTAAAAGAAGAGATTTTAAAAGAGTATGCAGAAGATCTATACGAAGAATTTAGTCAAATTGCTAGATGCGAAGGAAAGATAACAATGAAAGATGTTGTTGATGTACTTCAACTAAATGAAAGTGAGGTAGAGCAGTAATGAGTAAGAGTTTAAGATTTTGTTTCAAAGTAGATAAATCAGTTGGACTTGCAGAAGATGAAAAAGGCAATCCAGGAGAAGCATTTGCATGTATAAAGGCTACAGGAGTAGAGAACTATACATTACCAAGCAAGGATTATAAAGATATGCAAGAAGCTTATAGGCAAATGATTGCAGTACAATTGGAATGCGATGCACATCTATTAACTCCAATTACTCTTAATGAATATTTGGATAATACTGAGGAAGATGAAGATGTGTAAAGGTTGCTGTCATAACAAAGATGGAAAATGTACAAGAATAGGTACAAATGGTCAGATTGGAGTCTGTTGGATGGCTCCATCTGAAGGAGAATATTAAGATTTAAGGGTGAGAGTATGAAGAAATTGTTTGTAACTTGTAATGATGGAAGTAAAACAGTTTACACAATAAAAAATAACGTGGATCACATGCAATATGTAAGAAGACATATAAATCATTCTTATGTAAAGTCAATAACATTGCAGCAATACCCAAAGAAAGATAACGAACCAGTAGTGTACAAGTAGTTCGTAATATGCAGAAAGTGTGAATTAAATTTAAGGAGGGTCTACTATGAAATATAAAAATTTAGTAGGAAAGTTAATTGATACTGATAAAGAGAAAATTGAATGTCCTTGGTGTCATAAAACAATCTCAAAAGAAGATATAAACAATAATCAAGTTTATTATGATGGTATAAGTAATCCCGAAAATGGCGAAGATTGGTGTGAATTAATGCATAAGAACTGTTCTGAAGAAGCCGAGGAATGGAGAAGAGACAAATATGGGTATTGATAGTAACATTAAATGTTGCCCTTATTGTAGTAGCGAGGAATACTATATTAAACAAAGTTTTAAAGGTACTTGTGAATATATAGTAAGGTTTGATGGAAAAGAAGCTGATAATGGGCATATGCATGGTAATACAGAATATAAAAATACAAGTAAGTATGCATGGTGTAGGGAATGTGGAAAGAGATTATTTAAATTAGAAGATTAGTTCGTCATACTTTAAAGGGGTGAATATATGAATAATCAGCAGAATTTATTTGACCAGGGATTCGAAAGAGGAAACTGCACATTCAATTATGATTATCCATGCACTCACTATTTTGCGGTTATAACAATGCAATTATGTGAGGGTGTGGATTGCGATAAAAAATGTTGCATTAATTGTAAAGAAACATGTGGATACAGATGTAATGCCGCAGGTGAATTAAAGAAGGTGATTAAATGAATATAGAATTAAAACCAGTTTGTGAATGCGGACATGTTTTTAAAGAAATAAAAGTAGCTCATTTAGTATTAGATGGAAAAGAAGGACTTATAGCACCAATTCCTAAAATTATACCATCATATTGTCCTGGATGTGGTAAAACTATAGGAAGTCTATCTATGAATTGTATTAGACAATTGGGAGTGATATCAGAGGATAAATTAAAAGAATTAGATTTATTTATTTTTAAAGCTAATGGTTATGGTGCATTAAGTACAGATGAATACTATTTAGATACTGAAATAAAAAATAGATTGCTGGATGTACTTAAAGAACATCTTAATGAAATGAAAGAAGAATTGAAGAGTATTTAAATTAGAAATATTTAAATTGGAGGAAGGTAATGGAAAACATTAATGTGGATGAAATAATAGAAAGAGCAATACAGAAGTATGATAATAAGCAGAAGAGGAAATATAGAGAGAAGGCATTTAGGAATACAAAATTACTTATGGATAACTACAGAGATTTTAAAAATCACATTGAGTATTCAATATCAGATGTTAATGAGCTCCAGGGAATAGTTGAATTAGATCTCAAGAAAAATGATTGTGATGAGCTGTTTATATTAAGCATAAAGCAAAGTAAAGTTAAAACATTAATAATGACATCTCATATTGAAGCAGCATTATTAATACTTGAAGAGGAGCAAGAGAGAACAGGCACTCATGAAAGATATGATGCATTGGTTAAGTATTATCTTGAAAATAAATCGTATGAAAAGATAGCAGAAGAATTAAATGCTGGTAAGAATACACCTTCAAGATGGGTTAGAGAAATGATAGATAGATTAAGTGTTCTATTGTTTGGAATAGATGGCTTAAAGATGGAATAGTGTAAAAGATGGTAAAAACGTGGTGTTTTAATGGTGGGATGAATAAATTATAATGATAGTATGAAAAACTGTACAAGTTAATAGAAATAAAGAACGCTTAGCTAAATGCTGGGCGTTTTTCATTAGAGGATAAATCAATGGCAATATATAAATTATGTAGTTGGCATGGCTGTACTAAAATCCTAAAACAAGGGGATAAGTATTGCAATTACCATATGAAGAGGTATAGGAAGCAGGAACATGAGCGGTATAGGGAGTATGATCTTAGGAGGAAAAAAGAAGAAAACAAAGTTGCCGCAAAACATTTTTATGATAGTAAAGAATTTCAAAGGGTTAAGGGTCCAGTGATAGCAGATTGTTTTGGGATGGATATATTAGAGTTCTATAGAACAGGCAGGATAGTAGTAGCTGATAGAGTACATCACATAATAACACTAGAAGAGGATTGGAATAGTAGATTTGATGTTAATAATCTTATTTGCTTAACAGAAAAGAATCATAGAATTGTTCATGTTGAATATGACAAAGGAAAAAAAGAAAGAGAAACAATGCAAAAGATATTATTTAATTTACTAAATAAATTTAGTGAAGAATACTTGAAAAAATAAATAATTTTATCACAAATATTATTTTTATATCCCCGGGGGATCTGGGCAAATTTTGGCCTAAATTACCCGACCGCATCCCCCAATGTTACGTGAGAAAATGAACAATTTTTTATGGGGGGTGGTTTCAAAAGATTAGTTGGAGGTGATGAGCATGAAAAAAGCACCTATCAGTTTGGGTGATATTGGGAAAAAAGAGTGGAAAAGAATGTACAAATTAATAGAAAAAGAAAATATAGATTTCAGAGAAAAAGACTTAGCGTTATTAGAACTTTATTGTAAAAATTATGAGAAGTGGATTAACGCTGAGAAATATTTAGATGAACATGGATATTCTTATATTTGCTCAACTGGTTATCCATCACAATATCCTGAAGTTACTATTTCACAAAATGCACAAAAGAATATGATGAGTGCAATGAGGGAATTAGGATTCAGTCCAGCTAGTAGAAGTAAAATAGTTAAGCAATCATCTCCTGGGAATAGTAATGATGATGACGAAATGGAAGAAATGATATCTAAATGATAAAAGATAAAGTTGATAAAATTATTAATTTTGAGTTAATACAAAAAAATATAGAATATCAGACAAGCTATAAGTTAGAAGATGCTATAAAGCTTCAACAAAATAAATATGATAATGAAAAATATTATTTTGATGTAGAAGAAGCTAAAAAGGTATATAAATTTATATCAAAATTAACTTTAGATAAAGGTAAAAAAGGTCAGAAAGTTAAATTATTAAGGTTTCAATTTAATATATTAACATCAATATTATGTGTAAAAGATAGATCAACAGGATTCAGAAGATTTAAAGAAGCACATTTTAATATTGGACGAAAGAATGGAAAAGGTTCTTTGGTTACTTGGATAATAATTTATTTGTTTTATACAGAAAGTGTTTATGGTGCTGAATATATAATAGTAGCAAATACAAGAGACCAGGCAACAAATTTATTTAATAGTATTCTTATAACAATTAAGAATAATAAAACATTGAAAAAATATGTGAAAATAACAGAATCAAAGAAATTGATTGAACGTAAAAAGTTCAATACAAATTTGAGAGTATTAAGTAATGATGGTTCAAACTTGGATTCATATGCATCTTATATTACTGTTCTTGATGAAGTTCATGAATATAAAAGTGATGAAGCTTATTCAAAGCTTATTACTGGTATGGGATTATGGGATGAGCCTATAATGTTTACTACAACAACAGCTTCATCAGGAGAAGATGAAGCAAATTTAGAATACCAAATGTATTCATATTCTAAAGAAATTGACAATAAGAAAATTGATGATGAAACATTTTTCTATGATATATACGAAGCTAAAAAAGGCTGTGAAATCATGGATATTAATGAATGGGTTAATGCTAATCCAGCTTTAGGTATATTTAAGAAAATAGATGATTTTATCAAACTTGCAAAAAAAGCAGTAGCAATGAGAACTTTTGAATCTAAGTTCAGGCGTTTGTATTTGAATCAGCATATAGCAACAGATGATATAAAGAATGCAATAAATATGGATCTATGGAGAAAATGCTTAAGAAATATAGATTTAGAAGAACTTAAAGGGATGAAGTGCTGGTGTGGATTGGATTTATCAAGTAAAAATGATATAACTGGTTTCATAATGGTGTTCTATGATGAAACTAATGATAAATATATTGTAGTTCCATATCTGTTTACTCCTAGAGATACTATGATAGAAAGAGAAGAATTAGATAAGAATCCATATACTCAATGGGCCAAGGATGGTTATTTAATTGCTACAGAAGGAAAATATATTAAATTTAATGAAGTTATGGAGCATATACAAAGTTTAGATAATGATTACCCGATTGAAAAGTTAGGATTTGACCGTTGGGGGTCTCAAACTATATTGAATGTGCTGGAAGAGGAATGGGACATAGTTCCTTTAGGACAAGGAACAGCCACTATGACACAAGCAATTAATAGTTTTGAAAATTTATTGATTGATGAACGATTAATAATTGCAGATAATTATGTATTTAATATTATGGCTAAAAACTGTATTGCAATTGTTACAGAAGCAGGTGTTAAGTATAGTAAGCTTAAATCTAAGTTTAAGATTGATGGAATAATTGCTATGTTAATGGGATTAATGTTAGCTGTTGAAGAAAATGATATAGATCATTATGATGCAGTAGGACAACTTGAAAAAATGGATTGGGATTAGAGGTGTAGTATGAAAAGAATAATAAAAAATATAAAAAATATTGTAAGTAGCAAGTATTTTAAAATAGAGATGCTTTTTTTATTAGGTATTTTTATATTTACATTAACTAATTTCAAGTTAAATATTTATTTTGGATTATATACTGTAAGTTTTTTATTGATAGCTTATAGTATTTTTTGTTTCTATTTTGATGAGAAGGGAGATAAAAAAGATTGATTTTTAATAAATTAGCTGAAAAAAGAAACTCAACAAGTGAAGAGTATGATTGGACCGAATGGGTAAGAGGAGAAAAAGCAGAATATATGTCTGAAAAAGATAGTACATACAATAGGTGTGTAAGTATATTAGGCGATACTGTTGCAAAATTACCAATAGTGGTTAAGCAGTCAACAGAAAAAGGAGAGCTTGAATGTGATAATTTTTATTTAAATGAATTATTAAAATTAAGGCCTAATCCAAATATGAATATGTTTGAATGTATAAAAGCTTTTGTAATGTTGTTTAAACATAAAGGTATTGCTGGAATTTATATAAACAGAGATATAAGAGGACAAATAAGAGGATTGTATCCGGTAAGAATAGATAATATAACTTTAGATAATTTAGGATTAATTAAGTCTACTAAGATAAATAAAGTATTAATAGATTTTACATGCATTGATGTTTCGGGATCATGTTTTGATGATGAGATAATTATTTTAAGAGATAACTCTATTGATGGAATATATTCTAAAAGTACAAGAAGTTATATGAAAGATAGTATTGATACTAATATAAAAGCACAGAAGTATCAAAATGACTTATTCAGTAATGGGTTGACCAATAAGGCAGTTGTACAATATACATCTGATATAAAAGATGAAAAAGAAATGAAGAAAATTCAGGCTAAATTCGATAGGATTTATACATCTTCTAAAAGAATATTTACAGTTCCAGCAGGCTATAGTGTAAATCCGCTTAATTTAAATTTAGCTGACTCACAGTTTGCAGAATTGAAAATAATAGGCAAGAAAGAAATAAGCAGTGCAATAGGAATACCGTTTGGACTTATTGAAAAGGGTAGTTTGACAGAAGAGGAAAATATAGCTTTTTTATCTAATGCAATAAGTCCAATAATTATTGCGTTAGAGCAGGAGCTGAATTGGAAACTGTTATTAGATGATGATAGAAAAAGAGGATATAAGATAAGATTTAATGTTAATGCTATGCTTAGGACCAGTCCAGAAAAACAAAGTTTGATATTAGATAGATATGTAAAGGATGGTATTTATACAATAAATGATTGTAAAAGAATATTAGGTGTTCCACTTGTAGAAGGTGGAGATACTGTTACATTGCCTTCTGGTCAGGTAACACTTGAAAACTTAATTAATGGAGAAGCAGGATGGCAGAATAAGAAACCAGCGAAAGGAGGTGATGATAATGAATAAAAAAGAAAGAGAACTTCGCAATGTTAATTGCAATTTTGAAGTCAGGGAGCTTGGAGAAGGTGAAAATAAGCAAATACATATTCAAGGATATGCATTGACTTATGGAACGTTAAGCGAGAATCTGGGAGGATTTAGAGAAACTATATCTAGTGGAGCTTTAGAAGGATGTGACATGTCAGATGTAGTTTTTGATTATGACCATGATACAAGTAAAATTTTAGCTAGAAATAATAAAAGTAGTGGGATTGGATCATTGGTATTAAAAGCTGATGAAAAAGGATTATTCTTTGATGCAATTCCTACAGATACAAGTTATTCAAGAGATTTAGTTGAAAATCTTAAGAATGGAATTGTAAATAAATGCAGTTTTATTTTTAATATTGATTGGAGTGATCCAGAGGCTCAAAAGTGGGATTGGGATGATGGCAGCAGAGGCTATGACTTTAGGACAATTAATAAATTAAAGTCAATAACTGATGTTAGCATTGTTGTATTTCCCGCTTATGAATCAACTGAAACAAGTATTTATACAAGAGCAAAAGATGAATATTCTGGTGAGTTAGAAACTGCATTAGAGTTGAGGAAAAAACAAATAAAAAATGAAATTGAACTCATTACATAATGGTTCTTTTTTTATATAAAATATTAGAAGGTAAGGTGTAATTATGTCAAAACAATTAAAAAATTTACTTGCACAGTTAAATGGATTAAGAGATGAAGCAAGATCATTAAATGAAGCTGGGAAGGTTGACGAAGCAGAAGCAAAACTTGAAGAAATGAGGGCTTTAAAAAAGCAGATTGATGTTACTCAAGCATTAGAAGATGAAGAAATAGAAGATTTAGAAAATCAAAGAGATGAGAGTAGAAGCAGAGAAAGGAAAAAAACTGTTGTAAATGAAATGCGATCAATAACTAAGCATATTATGGGTGAGGATATGACACCCGAAGAAAGAGCTGTAATTAAAACATCAGACAATGCTGCAGTTATTCCGAAACAATTCATTAATGAACTTGAAGAAATTAAAAAGGGATATGGAGCATTAAAGGGTTACTGTGATGTAATACCAGTAACTAAAAATGAAGGAAGTAAGCCAGTAGTAGATTATGATCAAAATGAATTAGCTGAAATTGCAGAAGGTGCTGATATTGTTGATGGTGAACTTGTTACAACAGATATTACATTTAAATGTATCAAGATTGGTTTAATACAAACATTATCATCTGAGTTGGTAGATGATGCAGAGGTAGAGATTGAAGGAATAGCAAGAACAAATTTTGCTGAGATTTCTGTTGCAAAAGAAAATAAAAAAATAATGAAAGTTGTAGATGATTCTGCTACAGTTGTTGAAGCTTCGGATTATACAGCTTTAGAGGATATTATGGCAAAAGCATTGCCTACAGTAAAAACAAACTTAATTACATTGTGTAATGTAGAAGGGTATGCATTGCTGAAAAATATGAAAGATAAGCAAGGAAGAAGTTTAAATTTAATTACTACAGTTGGATCTATAGAAGTGTTTAATGGAAAACCAATAGTTCCATTTGATTCATCATTGGTTACTCCAACAGGAGATAAAACATGTATATTTTATAGTTTGGCAATGAAAGAAGCAGTTAAGTTTTTTGACAGAAAAGGGGCTACAATTGCACGTTCAACTGAAGCAGGATTCAATAATGATACTGTTAAATTAAGAATTTTAGAACGACTTGATGTTAAACCAGGATCAAAGAGAAGCGTAAAGAAAATTGAATTATAGGATGATGTAAAATGACTTTAGAATATGTTAAAGATTATTTAAGAGTTGATTCTGAAGATGAAGATGAATTAATAACAGAATTTATAAGTATTTCAGAAATATATATAGATAACTGTGTTGGTGAAAACTATAAAGCATATGAGAAAGGCTTAAAGCTTGCAAGTCTTTTGCAACTTAAACTTATAAATGATATGTATGAAAGTAGAGGTAGCAATCACGAAGGTGCTAATAATATAAAGAGAGATATTATAGTTACAAGTATGTTAGAATCTTTATCTATGTATGAAGGGGTTGGAGATGCCTAATTTAACAAATAAGCTTAAAAATAAAATTGATGTATATGGAAAAACACTTCTTGAAAATACATTAAAAGAGAAATATTATGGCTTTGGAAAAATAAAATCTGTATGGTGTAATATCGCTCCTCAAAGTGGAATGATAAAAACATTAGAAGGAAATTATGAATATGCAGAAATGTCATATAAGATTATTGTAAGAAATAATTCCATACCTAAGCTAGATAATACAATGTATTTTATTTATAAAAACCAGAAATATAGTATTAAATATTTCCAACCTGATTTTAAAAATAAAAATAGAATAGAAATCTTTTGTAAGTTGGTGATGGAGTAATGTCAGATAGCATTGATTTTTCAGAGTTAATTGTTTTTGAAAAAAATTTATTAGATTTAGCAAGCACTAAGATGCCAAAAGAAACTAAAAAATTTATGAAAAAGCAAGGTAATCAATTAAAAACGAAGGTAAAGAAAAATGCTAATAAAACAAAAAAGAAGAGTGGGAAATATAGAAAAAGTATAAAATCAGGTAAAGTTTATGATTATAAAGGAGCTTTAGCAGTAAGAGCATATTCTACGGATCCTAAAGCTCATCTTATAGAACATGGATTTAGACACTTTTCACATGGAAAAGAAACTGGATTTATTGAAGGACAGCATATATTTGAGAAATCAAGTAAAGAATTTGAAACAAAATTTAATGATAATTGTGGAAAATTCATTGATGAAATGCTTGATAAAGGATTGTAAGAGGTGATTGTTTGATTACAGTATTGCAGATTAATGCAGCTATTAATGAAACTTTAAGTAATGGACTTAAAGATACAGAGTTTGAAGAAATTCCATTAGTTGCAGAGGATTCAAAAGAGCCTATATTAAGACCATCCATCAAAGTAAGTATAGAAGAAAGTAATGCAGGAAAATTTAATAGTTGTTGCAAAGAAAGAACTCTTACCATAAGGGTCTATTTTTTTGCATCTAACGGTGATAAACCTAAAATAGAAAATGCTAAAATGCGTGAAGTAATAGAAAATACATTTACGTTAAAACCATTAAAAGTTACAGATGAATTCATGATAGATATTGAAGAGGTTGAATCTGTGGTTACTGATGGAGTTTTAGTATCTAGCTTTGCTTTAGAAACATTGGAAGTTATTCCAGATTGTATATTAAATGATGGTGAAGAATACGAACTTATGGAAAACTTAGATTTAGAATTGTAAGGAGGAAAATAATGAAAAGTCCAGTTACAGAAATTAATTTCGAACAAAAAGCTACAACTCTTCCAGAAAGGTCTGAAAGAGGATATGCAATTTTAATAATGCGTGATGATACAAGTGCATTGTTTAATTATAAAATGTATAAGGATATAACAGAAGTAGAAGAAGATACAGATATGTATTCAAAAGAGAATCTACAATATATAAAAGATGCATTTGAATTTGGGACATATAGAGTTGTTGTAGTGAAAATAGGTGAAGATAAGGATGCAAATCCTATCTCTGGAGCATTTAAAATAGTACAGAACAATATTTATACAGGATGGATAACAATCTGTGATGGAATAGCAGAGGATTATTCAACATTAACAAGTTGGACAAAATCAAAAGAAAAAGAAAAGAAAACATATAAAGCTGTTGTATATAAAGTTAATACTACGGATTCAATGCATGTAGTGAATTTTATAAATGAACATATTACTTTTTCAGATGGAGATAGGGGAGAACAGACAGGAGAGAAATATTTACCTTCTCTTGCAGGAATATTCGCAAGTTGTAATGTTCTTAAAGGTTGTGTAAATTATAAATGCACAAACCTTGCTAGTGTAGAAGAAGTTGAAGATAACGATACTGAAATAGAAAAAGGTAACTTTGTACTTTACAATGATAAAGATTATGTAAGAATAGTTACTGATGTTAACAGTTTGCAAAGTATTAATGGAAGCACGTTAACAGAAGATATGAAATCAATAGAAGTTGTAGAAGCTTTAGATTTAATAAGAGATGATATAACAGAGGTATTTAAAGAAACATATCAAAGTAATTTTAAAAACGGTTATGATGATCAAATTTTATTTATATCAGCAATTAATGGCTACTTTGATGAATTAGCAGAATCAAAAGTTTTAGACAAAGATTATGAAAATAAATCAGATGTAAATGTTGAAAAGCAAAAAAAGATTTGGATTTCATCAGGAAAATCTGAAGCAGCAAATTGGGACGATTCAACAGTAAAAAGAAAGACATATAAAAGAAATGTTTATTTATCAGGAGATATTAAAGTTTTACAGAGCATGGTTAATCTGTATTTCGATATATCTCTTTTTTAGTGAGGTGAAATAGATGGCAGTAAATACAAATCAAATTTTAAACGGTAAAGGTGGAAACACTTGGTTTAATAACAGTAAGCTTGCAACAGTAAAAAAAATGAATGCAAAAGTAACTGGTGACTTTGAAGATGAGAACTTCTGTGGTGATCCAGCTACATATACAATTTATAATGGCTGGGGTGGTGAGGGTTCTGTAACTATTAAACCTACCAATTCCGAAATATGGAGTACTTTATGTAAAGCATATAAAGATGGAACTATGCCTGATATTAAGATTGTTACAAGTCTTCAAAGAAATGATGGAAAAGCAGAAAGAGTAGCGCTTAAAAATGTTGTGTTTACAGAATTTGATATTGTAAACTTTGAGGCTAAGACAGCAGTTGAAAGAGAATTTCCATTCAAATTCAGTGATTTTGAAGTATTAGAAGAAATTGCATAGTTAGAAATTAAAGCACTTAGGAATCTAGGTGCTTTATTAAATTAAAAAAAATAATGAAATGGAGTGTATAAACATGAATAAAGAAACAGCAAGAAAAGCAACATTAGAGGATTTAATTGCAAAGGCAACACAGAAAGAAAATGATAAGAAGAAGGTAAAAGAAATATCAACTGTAGTTAATAGTGAAGAAGTGTCATTAACATTTGTAAAACCAAGTCAGAGTATTGTATTAGATGCAATGGAAGAGATTGGTGAGGGAGATGATATAAAAATGGTTGTTCAAGCATTTACACATTTGATATATGAATGTTGTCCAATGCTTCAGAATGCAGATTTACAAAAGGGATTAAATGTATTAGATCCTTATGATACAGTTCCAAAATTATTTGAGCTTGGTGAAATTATGAAGATTGGTAATCAGTTAAGTGATCTTATTGGATTAAATGCTGTAAGTGATACGGTAAAAAACTAATAAAGCATGACGCAGATATAAACATGATGGCATTTTATGTTGTGCGTGGGTGGAAGATTAGTGATTTACTAGAACTTAGTGCAACAGAAAAAATATTTATGCGACATGCACAAAAATATTATTGGGAAGAGGAATTTGAAAAATACAAAGCCCTATTCGGAGAGAAAGGGGTAAGTTAATGGCCAATAAAGTTATTAATTGTATTTTAAATTTAAAAGATAAATTTAGTCCAGGAATAACTGCAGCAGCTCAGAATTCAAGAAAGCTTCAGAGAGAATTAAAGTCACTAAAGAATGATATAAGTAATTTAAAAAGTTCATTCTCAGGTGTAACAACAGCCTTTAAAGTTGGAGGCGTTGCAATAGCAGCAGGAGCCGCTTCTTGTATAAAAGAATATGCAAATTTTGAACAGGCAATGAAAAATCTACAGGCAACTACAGGAGTATCTAATGATGAATATAAAAAATTATGGGATACTGCAAAAAATTTAGGAGCAACCACATCATTTAGTTGTCAACAAGCATCTGAAGCCATGAATTATCTTGGAATGGCTGGATTTAAAACAAATCAGATAATAGGTGCTATGCCAAGCCTTTTAGACTTGGCAGCGGCGAGTGGTTCAGATTTAGCATTAGTTTCAGATATAGTATCAGATGGTCTTGGAGCATTTCATCTTATGCAGGGAGACATTGCAGAAAATACTAAAATGTTTAGTGATGTTCTTGCCAAAACAGCAAGTAGTGCAAATACTACAGTTGATTTAATGGGAGAATCATTTAAATATTGTGCATCAACTGCTGGAGCTCTTGGATATTCAGTGCAAGATACAGCCGTTGTATTAGGAATGATGGGAAATGAATTTACTAAGGGTGGAAGTGCAGGTAATGCACTCAAAAATGCATTAGTAAATTTAGCAAAGCCTACAGATCAAATGAAAGAAGTAATGGATGAATACAAGCTATCATTAACTAATACAGATGGAAGCATGAAATCATTAGCTGATGTTGTTAAGATGTTAAGGTCAAAATTTGGTGGATTAGATAATGATATTCAAGCGGCGAAAGTTGCAGCATTGTTTGGGAAAGAAGCTATGGCTCCTTGGCTTACTGTAATAAATACAGCAGAAGATAGTTTTACTGGATTAACAGAAGCCATTTATGAAAGTAAAGATGCAGCTAAACAAATGGCAGCTATAAAACTTGATACAATTACAGGGCAATTTGAATTGTTAAAGAGTGCAATAAGTGCAATGCAAATAGATATAGGTGAAAAGCTAGCACCATATACAAGAGATTTTGTAGTATGGATTACAGAGAAAATTCCTAAAATATCTGATAAACTAGTCAACTTGGCAAGTATTTTTACAAGTAATTTGCCACAAATAATTAGCCTTGTAAAGAAATTAGCAATTGTATGGCTTACATTTAAGGGAATAAGCTTATCTATGAAAATAGGAAGTGTTTTTGCAAGTATAATTACGATAGGAGGTAAAACATTTGGAATTGTTAAAAGTATTGCAACTGGAGCAAAAGGGATTGGTACAGTATTTGGACTTATAACTAATCCAATAGGAATGGCATTAAGTGCAATTGTTCTTTTAGCTGGAGGAATAACTCTTCTTTATGCTAAAGAGGGGAGACTTGATGAATTAAAAGATAAGTTTGAAAATATAGGTAAAACTATTAAGGACTTAGTGAAAAATAATATGCCACTTATTGCAACAGTTGCTGGAGCATTGAGTGGTTTATTAGCATTTAAAATGTTAAAACCATTTTCAGCAGGTATAAATGTATTTGGTGGAACTTTAGGTAAATCAATAATAAAGATATTATCATTTAAAAACATATTATCATCAATAAAAGGAATACCAGGTACATTATTAGCTCCATTTAATGCGCTTAAAAATGGAATTGTAGGTTTACAAAGAACTTTTGTACTGGCTAAAGCCTTTTTGCCTAATATATTATCATTTAATAAAATTGGAACTGTATTTAAAGCATTGCTTAATCCAATAGGATTATTAAAGAATGGATTTATGCTTATTAAGACAGCAGTATTAGCAGTTGTAAGCCCTTTTGGTATAGTTATTGCAATTATAGCAGCATTAGCTGCAGGATTTATATATTGTTGGAATACCAATTCTCAATTCAAAGAAAAAATGATAAGTGCATGGAATACAATTGCACCTGCAATTGGTTCTATTGTAAATATCGTTATTGGATGGATCAGTGGATTAGTTTCATTTTTAACATCATTTTATGAAGGTCATAAATCACAGATAAGTACTTTTATGAGTGCAGTTTTTAATACTATTGGTGTTGTTATTGAAATGATAGTAAGTACAATTCAAGGCATTGTAGGGGTTATTTCAGGAGTATTTGATGTTATAGATGGACTTATACATGGAAATTGGTCGCAGATGTGGGAAGGCTGTAAAACAATTTTTAAAAGTTCAATTGATACGATTATTGAATGGTGGAATGGTCTTAAAGAGATATTTAAGCATCCATTAAAGGCAATGATAAATGTATTTAAAAAAGACTCGGGTTCAGACAGTGAAGGAAGTACAGAATCTGTTAATGTAGATGCAAATGCAACAGGTACACATTTCTTTGGCGGTGGATGGACCAAAATGAATGAACGTGGTGGAGAACTCGCGTATCTTCCTGGAGGTTCAGCAATAGTTCCAGCTGACAAAACAGATAAAATATTAAACGGTGGAAGTGGTATAAACGTACAAGTTACTATTCAAGGAAATGTAATTGGGAATGAAAGTTTTGCTGACTATGTTGGTGGACATGTAGTAAATAAAGTAATGACAGTATTAGCAACAAATAAATAGGAGGTTGTAGAATGAAATATGAAATTTTTATAGGGAATAAGGATAGAACACAAATTTTACAACTTCCTATTATTCCACCTAAAATTAAAAGGCCTAGCAAGGCAATTGCAAATGAAACTTTTACAACATGGTGGGATGGTGAATATAACTTTATAGAGAAGCCAGGACTAGAAGAATTTTCGATAGAGAGCTGGCTTCCAGCTAAAGATAAATCATACAGTTTTGCACGAAGTAATGTTAAAGCTCCAGAAGTAATTTCTATAATTGAAAATGCGAGAGATAGTGCTGAACCAATAACAGTTGTAATAACTGGAGAAGGAAGTTTTATAGTAAATGATACATATTCTATTGAAGCATTTACTAGTGAAATTAATAAAATTGGAAATACAGAATATTCTTTAAGTTGTAAAAGATTTAGAGATTATAATACAGAAATTAAAAAAGCTGATGTAGCTGCAGGATGGAAACAGAATGCTACTGGTTGGTGGTATGAATATGACTCTAGTGAAAATTATTATAGAGATACATGGCAACAGATAGATGGATATTGGTATAGTTTTGATTTTGATGGATATGCAAGAGAAAATAAATGGTTACAAGATAATGGCTATTGGTATTGGCTCAAAGAAAATTCTTGTCAAATGGCGAGAAATGAATGGGTTAAGATAGATGGATATTTTTATTATTTCGGTGATGAAGGTGGTATGTACAAGAATTGTTATACTCCTGATGGCTACTGGGTAGATAGTAGTGGAAAGTGGGTGGAATAATTGAGTGACTTAAGTGTTATTACGTCTGGTGTAGAAATTAAGAATTTTTGTAATGACTTTAATTGGAGTAGTGATGCTGACACTTTAGGTATTCAATTGACTTTTGATAGCATAAAAGACATTCCAGAGGGTGCAGTAGTAAGTATGTTATGGAGTGGTAAAGAGTACTTCCGTGGTATAGTTCTTAAGCAAATACAAAAAAGATGGACTTACTCATATCTTGTTCAAGATTATAGCTTTTATCTTAAAAATGAAGAGATATTACAATTTAATGGGCAAAGAACTGATGAAGCAATAATATCTATTGCTTCTAAAAATTATATGCAGTATGAAATTGATAATATTCCTACACCAGTAAAACAGATATATACAGGAGAGTTAACACAGACAATTGATGATATGCTTGATAAGGCAGAAAAGGACCAAGGAGTAGAATATTTTAAAGAAATTACATCTAATATTTTACGAGTTAAAAAGCTTGATGATATGATTATAACACCTAAAATAATACTTCCTAAAGATGTTGATATTGAAAGCTCTATAGAAGAAATGAAAAATAAAATAACAATAATCAGTGGTAGTGATGATAACTTATCTGTTGTTGCTACTGCTGAAGATACTTCTGTTCAAGATTATTATGGTGTTTTGAGTAAAGTTGAAAGTATTGATGAAACAGATATTGCTAAAGCGCAGAATACTGCAAATAATCTTTTATCTAAATTGAATAAGATATTTAGATCAACATCATTTGATGTAATTGGAGTTGATGGAGCTGAAGAGATAAGAGCAAATAGAAAAATATATATTCAGCTTGGAAATAGATTAAACGCATACTGTAAGATTAAGAGTGCATCACATAGCCTAAGTAAAGGCTATCATAAAATAAGCATGAATTTGGAGTGGTAATATGGATTATGATGTTGTTTTAGCAAATGAATTACATAAAAGAAATAATATTAAAGTTTCTGAAGCTTTAAGAGGTGAAGTATTAAGCGTAAATCCGTTGAAAATTGGAATAATGCAGAATAAAGTAATACTAGATAATGATTGGATTTATATATGTAGCAGAGTAGCGCAAGATATATTGAATTTTAATATAAAGCTTAATTCTATTGCAGATCATGGAGCAATTGAAACAAATGGAACTATTCAAATTAAAGATTTATTTAAAAAAGGTGATTATCTCATGTGTGTTCCTACAGAAAATGGACAAAAATATTTTATTGTAGATAAGGTGGTGGGGTGATGTTTCCTAATCAAGATAACAACATTACATCTACAATAAATGATATAGGCCAGGGAGTTATCTTAAGTTATGATTTTGAAATTGGAGATTTTAATATGAAAGATGGAAAGCCTATTGAACTTACTGGATTAGAAGCTTTAAAGGTATGGATTAAGAAAGTATTAAAAACAGAGAAACATAAATTTAAAGTATATGCAAATAGTGATTCAGAATATGCATATGGGGTTACAATAAGAGATTATATAAATAATTCTAATTTACCATATAATTTTAAAATTGCTGAAATACAGAGAGAAATAAGTGAAAGTTTAATAGTTAACAGTAGCATTAACTCTGTAACAAATTTTAATTTTGAAAGAGAAAAAAGAACACTTAAGATTACATTTACTATAAATACAATTTATGGAGTAAATGATGAAGAGGTGATATATTAATGAGCAGTGAAAAAATATTACAAGAAATGATAGAGTCTATAGATAGTAAGTTTGATACATCTAAAGGCTCTTTTGTTTATGATATTTTAAATGCTGGAGCTATTAAATTTGCAAACTATAATAAATCTATTGATGAAAGTCTTGAAAAAAGATTTGTAACAACATCAAGTGGAAAATATTTAGAATACAATGCTAAAGATCATGGTGTTACTAAGAAAACTTCAAAGCAATCAACAGGAGTTGTTACTGTTGAAGGAAAAGTTGGAGCTACTGTTAAAAAAGGAGATAATGTGGCAACAGATAATGTTAATTTCGAATTCACACAAAACAGAGTTATTGGAAATGATGGATACGTTGATGTTCCAGTAAAATGTATTACTTATGGATCTATTGGTAATGTTCCAGCTGGGGCAATAAAATATTTTCCTAAAACAATAGACGGACTATATGCAGTTACTAATAAAGAAGCAATAGATAATGGATATGATGATGAAGATGAAACTTCTTTAAAAGAAAGATTCTTTAAAAAGGTACAAACTCCAGCAACTAGTGGAAATCCAGCACAGTATGAAGAATGGTCAGAAAGTCTTGATTCTGTTGGAAAAGCCAAATGTATAAGGTGCTGGAATGGTAATGGAACAGTAAAGGTAATAATCGTTGATGCAAATATGCAGCCAGCATCACAAGAAATATGCAATGAAGTAAAAGAATATATTGAAAGTGTTAGACCAGCGTGTTCAGGCGATTTAACAGTAGTAAGTGCTACAGATATTGATATAATTTTAAAAGCTAAATTAGTTTTAACTAGTGATGGCATAAGTAAAAGTGATGTTATAAAGTCTATAAAAGATAATATTACTACTTATTTAAAAAAGACAGCACTTGGCTCTAACCATGTTTCATATAGTAAAATCGGTGGCATAATACAAGCTACAGAAGGAATTGAAGAATATACAAATTTATTAATAAACAATGATATAAGTAATGTAAATATTGGCGAAGAAGAGGTTGCCACTTTAGGGGTGGTTGAGTTTGAATAGTAAAGAATTACTTGATTTACTTCCAGATTATTATAATAAGTCTGAACTTGTTGAAAACATTCTAAATGCTTATGCATTGCAATTTACTAAATTAAAACAAAAGTATGATAATGCAACTAAACAAATGAGTTGGAGAACTGCAGACACAGATATATATAGATATGAACAGGATTATGGATTATCTAATAATACATATTCAATTGAATATCGTAGAGCAGCAGTTGGAAGTAAAATAAAAGGTCAGGAAACAATAACAAAAAAAGTTCTAGAGGATATACTTTTAGACTATTGTGATAAGGTTGAAATTAATGTACACAATAAAGAATTTTATCTTGAAATGAATTTAACAGTAAATGCTTTGTTTATTGATTTAGTAGAAAAAATTATAGACCTAGTCTTAATTTTAATACCAGCTGATTTTGGACTTAAAATTTCAATAATGGTTGATAGAACAGCAAAAGGAAACATAAATGTAGCTCCTGCTTTTTCTAATACTAGCTATTATAAATTGAGTTCTTATCTTTTAGAAAATTATAAATTCAAAGCTAATCTTATAAATGCTAATAAAGCAATAAATACAAACAGTTATACATTAAGGTAGGGGATGAAATAATGGCAAATTTTAAACAAACAGTAATTACTAAAGCAGCTCATAATTTAATTGCAAAGTCATTATCTGGTAGCGCAAATATTAATTTTACTAGAGTTGCAACAAGTAAATATGATTATAAAAGTTTTTCACAATCCAAACTGGAGAGCTTAACATCTTTAGAAGATATAAAACAATATGTTGCAGTTGATAAAGTAGAAAAGATAGGAGAAGCAAGTGTTAATGTAAGTGTTAAGATTACAAATGCTAATATTACAGAAGGATATTATGTTAATACAATTGGATTGTTTGCTATGGATCCTGAAGAAGGAGAAATATTATACTCAGTTACAGTAGCGGAAACAGCTGATTATTTTCCAGCCGATAACGGAGTTAATTGTTCTGGAATTAATTTAGATTTAGTAACAGAGGTTTCCAATGCTTCTAATGTTAACATAACAGTTAATTATGCAGGATATGCAACTAATGAAGATATAGAAAAAGTTAATTCGCACTTGAATGAAAATGTGAAGAACATAAAAAAATTAAATGGAACTAATAATTACGTTTCTGATTTAAATAATTGTAGTATCACTGGAGAAAAAATAACTGTTAAAACCAATGAGAGTACATTAAATACACCATATAAAGTTGGTATTACTGGACTAACTATTGGAAGTGTAGATATATATAATTTAGATATAAATTTTGAACTTCAAATATACAATGCTTTTGGTTCGGTTAATAGATATGTTAGAAGTAAAAATAATGGAACTTGGAGCGATTGGAGTATATTAAAAGATATAGATAGTGGATGGCTTAATTTACCATTAGGTTCGGGTATTATTGTTGATGGTGGATTGACACCACAATATAGAAAAATAGGAAATCGTGTATTTATAAGAGGATCTGTAAAAAATATAGTAACAGGCAATACTGTAATAGGAACTTTACCAGTTGGTTTTAGACCAGTATTACAAAATCATCATTATGCTACATTCACTAATACTAATGCATGTGCCTCATTTAATATATCAACTGACGGACGAATAATATATCAAGGTAACTCTACCAATACATTTAATGCAGAATGGTTTGTAGTTATAACTAATAATTTTATAATATAGGAGGATATGATGAAAGAGGAATATAAATCAATAATAGATAGTAATGGCAATATGATTTGTAATTGTGTGTTATTTATAGAAGATATACCACAGTGTTTTGTGATTAATGAAGAATATAAATCTGTAGATTTTTGCATGGGAAATTTTGTGAAACCAAAATGGAACGGGCAAGAATGGATTGAAAGTGCAACAGAAGAAGAAATAGAAGCTTGGAAAGAAGAAAATAAACCAATAGAAAACATAGGAGAAAATTTAATAGATAAACTTATTTTAGATAATATAAACATGCAATCACAAATAGATAGCTTAATACAAGCACAGTTAGGAGGAAATTAATATGTTTGAAAGATTATTATTTTTATTTAAACAAGAAAGATTGAATGAACAACAATTAGAAATTGCAGTAAGTAAAACATGGATAACAGAAGAACAAAAACAAGAAATTATATCTAGTAAGAAAGTAGAGTAGTTCACAATAGGTTAATTGTGTGAACCTAGAAAATAAATATTGAAAAATTGCATAAAAAAATAAAACCAGGTAAAACTAATATTGCTTAAGTAATAGAAGAACCTGGTTTTATTATAGATGTAAATAGTCGATAACGACTTTTACATTTAATAGTATAACCACGTCTTTTAAAGTTATTCACTTTAATTTATATTATTTTTTGAAAGAAGTGATTATATTGAATTCAAATGAAGAATTTGTGGTAAATGCTATTGGAAAGCTTACACTAGAATTTAATTTTGATTGGGAGCAGCAAAGAAAGGTTAGAGATTGCCTGTACTTATCTTTATATAATTATGAAGTTTTGCCAATTGAAAAAGCACTAATTAAAAGTGATCTTGAAGATAAGATATTATTATATCTGCAGGTTAGGAAATTAGAAAACTATTCTCAGGCAACATTAAGTAATTATATGTATACATTGCGTAAATTTGCATCATTTATTAATAAGCCTGTAGGTACTATTACAAAGAATGATATTAGATATTACATGGCAATTAATTTTACTGAATTGAAACCTTCAACAGTTAATAATAAAATAGCTTGTTTTAAAGCATTTTTTCAATGGCTTGAACAGGAAGAAATGATACCTAAGAATCCAGCACGATCACTAGATGAAACAAGATTACCTAAAAGGCTTAGAAAATCATTAACGGCAGAAGAATTAGAGCGTGTAAGAATAGCATGTGTAGATAATCGTGACCGAGCATTAGTAGAGTTTTTAGTTGCTACTGGATGCCGGGTGTCAGAAGTTGTTAGCTGTAATATTAAAGACCTAGATTTAAATGATAATACATTAAAAGTAATAGGTAAGGGCGACAAAGAGAGAACTGTGTGCTTTACAGATAAGGCTAAGTTATATATACGAAAGTACATAGAAGAAGATAGACAAAAAGATAATGAAGATGCATTATTTGTATCTACTAAATTTCCATACAACAGAATAAGCAGGAGATCCATAGAAGTCGCTATTTCCAAGATTGGAATAAGAGCAAATTTAGGTAAGCCATTATTCCCACACTTGCTACGACACACTATGGCGACATTGTCTTTACAAAGTGGTGCAGATATAACAATAATACAGAGTTTACTAGGTCACACCACACCAAGCACAACTCAAATTTATGCAGAAAATAGCCTAGATAATTTAAAACATGAATATAAACAACATTTTAATTGTTAAGAGAAATGAGATTAGAGAAATCTAGTCTCTTTTTCATATATAAAAATAAAGGAGAAAAATATGAGTGAAGATTCAACAAAAGATATTTTACAAAGGCTTACAAAAATAGAAACATTACTTGAAAAAATTAATGAAACTGAAGAGTTAAAAAATAAAGCACTTCAAGAGAAAATAGATGTCGCTAATCATAGAATTTCTGATTTAGAAGATGCACAAAAGTGGCAGCAGAGAACGGTATTAGGTGCAATTATAACTGGAGCAATAGCATTGCTATTTGCATTTGTTAAATAGAAAGAAGGGTTTTTATGAATAAATTAATATGTAAATTAACTAATTTAATTGAAGTTAAAAAAATAATAGCATTATCAACAATATTGGTATTTTGTGGGCTTGCAGTTGCTGGTAAGATAGATACTACAGTATTTACAAGTGTAGTTACTTTAATAGTAGGCTACTATTTTGGACAATCTACAGCTAATAATTCTAACAGTAAAGGAGATATAAAATAATGAAGTTTGGAATAGATCTTGGACATGGAGTGGGAAAAGATAGAGGAGCTGTTGGAAATATAGCAGAAGAAACAATAATTGATGAAGTTGGTACATTAGTAATAAGTAAACTTAAAGAGTTAGGACATAGTGTTATAGAATTAAGACCAGATAGTGCCACTAGCGTTCAAGATAGCTTATATCAACGTTATACTAAAGCAGATTATTACAATGTAGATATGTGCGTAAGTATACATGCTAATGCAGGTGGTGGAATTGGAACAGAAGTATTTACATATGGTGCTAAAGAAGTACCACAGGCAAGAGATGTATTAAATAATATTGCGAACTTAGGATTTAGAAACAGAGGAATAAAAGATGGCTTAAGTTTGGCTATGGTTAAAAGGCCAAAGGCAACATCTATGCTTATAGAAATATGCTTTGTAGATAGCACAGATGTGAATTTATATAATACACTTGGACCAGAAGTAATTGCTACAGAAATAGTATTAGGGTTAACAGGAGAAGTTGTTTGTACTACAAAAGGTGAATGGATACTTGATAATACTGGTTGGTGGTACAAACATATAGATGGTAGTTATACATCTAATGGATGGGAGAAAATAGATAATAAGTGGTACTTATTCAATGCTCAAGGGTATATGCTTTATTCGTGGCAATATAGCTGTGGAGGAAATTGGTATTACTTAGGTGATAGTAATGATGGAACTATGAAAACTGGGTGGGTATTAACTGATAACAAATGGTATTACATGAATGCTGATGGTGTAATGCAAGTAGGTTGGCAGAAGATAGATAATAACTGGTACCATTTTGATAATTCTGGAGCTATGCAGACAGGCTGGATAAAAGACGATGACAAAGATTATTTACTGTATTCTAATGGTGTTATGGTTCATGATACAGTACTTTATGGATATAGATTTGAAAGTAATGGTGTGGCCACTAAAATTTAATATAATATATAAAATCAATCTAATAAATGTAATGGCAGTATATAGAGAGTTAAATGAACTGCCCCCTGTCAAGTAGACAGTAGAAAAAATAAAAATATTTTTATAAGGTCAATTGCTTTTGTGATTGACCTTAATTTATGCTACTGATTCTAAATATTCACGGTATTCAAGTGGTGTCATACATTTTAGTCGTTTTTGATATCTATAGTTATTATAATAATTTATGTATTCAATAATTGCAGTTTCTAATTCATTATATGAATTAAACTTTTTCAAATAATACATTTCAGATTTTAACATTCCCCAGAATGCTTCCATCGGACCGTTATCTATACAACGTGATACTCTTGACATACTTTGAGTCATATTAGCGCCATCCAATTTTTCTTTGAATTTCTTAGATGTATATTGATATCCACGATCACTATGAAAAAGTGGCTTTGCACCGGGATATTTCTTGTGAGCTGTATCAAATGTTTTAAAAACAAGATCATTATTATTTGAATGACCAATTTCAAATGATACAATACTTTTATCAGCAAGATCTAATATTGCACTTAAATAAGCCTTTCCACCAAGCCCATATTTCATTTCAGTTACGTCTGTAAGCCATTTCTCACCAAATTTATTAGAATAAAAATCTCTATTCAAAATATTTTCAGCTGTTATTTGAGGTTGGGATTTTTTATAATTTCGTTTCTTTTTACGACAGACAGATTTTAGATTTAGAATTGACATAAGCCTGTAAATTCTTTTCGGATTCACATTAAACTCATGCTCACGATTTAACTTAATTGTCATTTGTCTATATCCTAAGATTCCTTGTTTCTCCTCATAAGCATCTTTTATTAGCGGAAGTAAGTTTTGATTGAATAGTTCATTACTACTTTCGTTACGCTTTAACCATTTATAGTATGCAGATCGTGCAATGCCGGCAAATTCACATAATTCTAGTATAGGAAATGCTTTTTCATCATGTAACTCTTGTATTGTAATGTATATTGATTCGTTTCTTACTTGGCTTAAAATCGCCTCCTTTCTACCTCGTCGAGCTTTTTTAGGAATTCTATCTCCATTAGTTGTCTACGATTTTCAGCTTCAAGTAGTTTGTTTTTAGCTTTTAATTTTTCTAATTCAGACATTTCACTTTCTTTTTTACGTTTGCCACGGCCGTCCTGTAAAGCTTCAATTCCTTGTGTCTGATATTTCCTTATCCAAGAGTAGACTTGTTGGTAAGATACTCTATATTTTTCAGCAGTTTCAGCATAATTATTTTCATTTTCAATACAGTATTTTATAATTTCAATACGTTCTTTATAGGTAGTAGTACGTCCTTTAGTCATAATGTTTATTCCTCCGGTTTCAGAAGCTTTAAGCTTATTATGACTATTATACTTCAAAATCCAATTTAGAAGTTGGTTATGTGAACGAATTTTATACTTGATACATATATCCATCAAAGAACTATTACCGCTGAGATAATCTGTAACAGCTTGCTCCTTTAATTCAGATGTATATTTATGATTTCCATTTCTTTTATTAAATCCTTCTATTCCAAAACCTTTATAAATAGTAATCCATTTTTGAATACTTTGATAAGCAACTCCAAGGCTACGCGCCGCATCTCTAAGACTAACTCTATTATCTGTAATATTTTTAACTGTTATTAGTTTTACTTCATTAGAAATTCTTTTTGACATAAAAAATACTCCTCCTTATGGTAGACATTTCATTATTTTATGTGTCTACCATAAGGGGAGCATATCAAAATCTTTATATACTGCCTTTTTGTTTACGTTGAAAAAAATTATTAAATAATATAAAATTATGTTGAAAAAGGGGGAGTTGAAATGACTAAAATAATATTTGTTTTATTACTACTAAGTATCATTGGAATATTAATAAATGTGTTTGTAAAGAAGGAGAGAGATCCAAAAGAAAGAAGAGAAAATATAAAATTTTATGCATTACTCAGTATAGTGTTATTTTTTTTCATGGGAGTTGTAGATTCATGTTCGGGCAAAGATATTGATTCTAAATCAAATGATTTAAGTAATGTAGAGAATTATTATGAAAATGGTATAGTAGATAAAGATATAGAAACTGAGGAGGTAGATGAGTATCGAATTCCACGAGAAAATATAATCGGAAAAAGTAATAAATCTATAACTGATATTGATGGTGCATTCTTGTTTGATGAATCTGTTAGAAATGATGTCACTGGTAATTTAAGATTAACAAAAATAGCTGATAATAATCTAATACAAGAATACGCGTTAGATTATTATCAACAAAAATTTAAAAATGATAATGAGATACATGGAATTATTAATTTTAATTTAAATACTACAACTTCGATATCTATATTTGGAGATCATTTAGATGTAGTAATACATGAATATATAGATAAAGAAGAGCATGATGCGAAAAAATTATTTAGTGGAATGGTTTTAAAAGAGTATTGGATTTATAAAGATAATGGAGATATAGAAGAAATAAGATAGTTTATAGTTCTAAAACTGTAACACAAAAATAAAAAATAAGTTCCAAAATTGAAACTTGATTATAGTTCCACTTTTAGAACTGCATATATTACTTATAAATTATATAAATTAAATCTATTTATATATAAGAGAAAAGGTATTAGAAATTGAATTCTAATACCTTTTATTTTTTATCTTCAATAAATTCTATTAAATCAGATACAGAGCATTCAAATACTTTACACATTATATCTAAATGATCTCTATTTATGTATTGAAAAGTCTCATTTACATATCCAGCAATTGTATTTTTACTTATTCCAGTTAATTCAGATAATTTTTTTTGAGTCATTCTATGTTCTGCAAGTTTTATATGGACTTTCATGTTTATCATAAAATAATCACCTCACTAATGATATTATACTAAATATGTATAGATAAGACAATGATATAGAAACAAAAATCATGTATAAAAGTAATTAATCACTAATAAAGTGTTGACAATCATGTTAAAAGTGATTAAAATGAATTCATAAGGTGAAGCGAGGTGAAACAAATGACTAAAGATTTTTTGAAATTTATAAATGAAATAGAAAAAGATACAAATCTTAATATAGAAGAATCATATCTATTATTAGTTCTATTCAAGTACCATAATACTGATTGTGGTTATGCATTTCCATCATATGAAATATTAATGTCAGATCTAAAAACAAAAAGAAGAGCAAAGATTTCTAAATTATTAAAGTCTTTAGAAAAGAAGGGTTACATCTCTATAAAGAAAAAAGGAAAGAAAAATACTTATTATATATTAAAATATTTATTCTTAAATAAATCAAAAAGCAAAACTACTAAGCAGAAACATGATGCTCCAGTAGATAGTAATGGAAATATTCCAGTAGAGGGGCAAATGCATGTAGAAGAAATTATAAATACTAAAGAACATGAAGAAGTTGCTGCAATAACTGGATTTAATAAAAAGCAAGCTGATGAATTATTAAAAGTAGCTGATAACAAGATAGAAAAAATAGTACAGGCTTTTGAATACTCTAAAAGCAGAGGTAAAGCAGTATTTAAATATGTTAGTTGGTGCCTTAAAAATTTAGATATATCAAAGCTAATAAAAAGAGAAACTAACAAAGTTGAAAAAAATAAGTTGAAATTTGATAACTTTGAGCCAAGGGAGTACGATTACGATAAATTAGAAAAAAGTCTACTTGGATGGGAAGAATCAACACTAACGGAATGTATGATATAAAGGAGTGAAATTCATGGAAGAAAGAATTAAAGACAAGCTAGAGTATTTAAATTCTATTGCAGATAAATATGAGAATTTAAATAATAAAACTAAATATAAATATAATTATAGACTTAATGGAATACGTGAGCACATATATGCATTAGAGAATGTATTAAATAATATTACTGGAGAATGGGATGAATGTTATAAGGAAGATTTAAAAGAAAGTGAGGGAAATTAGTGAATAGCAAAGATGAAATTTTACTTGAAAAGTCAGAGAAGTTAAATGATCTATTACAAGATTTTCGCAAATTTATTGCGATATATGAACGTGATGAAGAATGTCAGCTTTTTACTGAACATGGTAAAAATAGTTTGGATTATGTTATAGGAGAGTTTCAAGATATAATAGAAATTCTTAAATAAAAAAAGGCAATAGAATAAATCTATCACCAATACTTCGCAACTATTAGTATAGATTATTCTTCCTTAAATGTAAAGGAGAATAGTGAATGAATTATTTAATTGAATATGGAAAAGTATTTATACAATGGGGTGTAATGATAGTTACTTTTGGATTAGGAACAATGGCAACTGGCGCAGGATTAATATTATTAGGAAAAATATTTTGTGGTAAACAGATAGACCAAGTACTTGGTTTTGTAGCAAATTATATAAATGAGAATGTAAGATAGGAGATATAGAATGGGAAAATTAATGATTTTGGATTTAGGATCTTTTAATATAAAAACAAATTTAGGTGGAATCTATGAAAATAGATTTTTACTAGATAATGAAAATGATACTTTTGGGGCAGAAACAGTAGAATATCATGGAAATACGTATTTCTTTGGTAAAGGAACATTTAGTAAGGAGTTTGTAAAATTCAAAAAAGACTACGTAACTCAAATGCTATATGCTATCGGTAAAGATGTTAAGGAAAATAGGAAAGAATTAAACTTAATTGTACTTTTACCAAGCACTCAGTATTCAACAGGAAATTGTATAAAAGAAAATTTATCAGATAAAGAATTTGAAATTAAAGTTAATAATAAATATAAGGAAATAAAAATTAACAAAGTTGGAATTTTAAAAGAAGGCTTTGCAGCATTTTATAGTTTACCAGAAAGAAATAATGGGTTAATAATAATTATTGACATAGGTGGAAGAACTACAGATGTATTTGCTTTTATAAATGGTAATTTAGTTAACGAGATATCAGTACCAGTTGGGTGTATGGATTATTTTAGAAGGATAAGTGATAGACTTAATAATTTAGGTCAGAAAAGAAAGATGGAAGATATAAGAATATTGTTAGATGATGGAATAATAGATATTAATGATTTTGAAGACATAACAAATGATTTTTATAAAATAATTATAGATGAAATAAAAATTGAAATTGATAATTTAAGTGATTTTAAAATAAAGTTATGTGGTGGTGGTGCAAACTTCTTAATAGATTTATTCTTAAAGCAATTTGATAGAGTTGAAAAATTAAATAATAATATAATGGCTAATGTTATTGGTGCTTATAACGTTGGCAAGGCTAAGGGTTTAGATGATTAATTTAAAGTGTTAAAATTGTGCATATTGAACAATTTTAACACAGAAATAGCATTCAATATAATAAAGGAGTGTATAAAATTGCGAATAATGTTCACTTTGAACAAAAATAAATCAAAGGAAAATGAAATAATAGAATTTCTTGACAATAGAACTTGCAATCCTAAGGATTTTATAAAGGAACTTATTTATCAATATATAAGTAGTTATGGAATAATTAAGCATGAAGATATTAGATCTCAAAAGGAGATTGTTATTAAAGATGATTATGAGGAAATAAAAGGATTAAATAATATAGATTTATAGATTAAATGACCAGATAGTTAATTCTGGTCATTTTTTTTGTGTTTAATAAAAAATATAAAGACAAAAATGGGGCATAAACCCAAAACTTTTGATAATTTTAGAATTATATTAATAGTTGGATTACATTTTTGAGGTGTAGTTTCCAATTTACTTATGTAACTTTCGCTCACATTAAGTTCTTTTGCAATATCCGACAGTTTTAATTTTTTTTTCTTTCGTTCATGTCTAATCAT